CTTATGTAATGGTTCTAATAGTACCCCAGACCTTCGTAATCGGTTTGTGGTGGGTGCTGGTTCATCCTATGCAGTCAACGCCACTGGTGGTACTGATAGTGTCAGCTTATCTACAGCCAACATACCAGCACACAGTCACAGCTTTAGTGGCTCTGGTACTACTAGCACTATAGGCGACCACATACACGGGTCTGTAGCTAGACCATATCCTGGAGACTCTGGACGTGCTGGGAATGCCTCATCGGGTGCTCCTGGTCTTCATGGTGCTAACCTACTAGGGAACTCCACAGGAGCCGCTGGCAGCCACAACCACACAGTGTCAATCAGTGGTACTACAGGCAACACTGGTAGCGGAAGTTCACACGAAAACAGACCGCCATACTATGCCCTAGCATACATAATGAAAACTTAATGGAGTAGTAGCCCATGACTAACCTCCCTATCCGTGGGCTTGGGTCTGTTGGTGTCATTACAGACATCGACCCATACAGCCTACCCATCAATGCCTACACTAGAGCCAAGAACGTAAGGTTCAATGAAGCCAAAGTAACTAGAGCACCAGTGTACAGGAGCATCTCAGGTAACCTTACTGTTACCCCTAAGTTCATATACGGCATCGATGCCCTCACTGGGTTTGATACAGTTATAGTGGTGGATGATACTTTTGACATCTATGAGATGTCTAATGGTGTCCTATCCCAGAAGTTCAACAGTTCACTGTCTGCATCGTCTATCACACCCGTGACAGCTACGATCCTTGCAGACGTGCAGTATATCAATAGAGCCAACACAGTGCCAGTACATAGAGTGCCCAGCGCAACAAGTTTTACTGTGTTACCTAACTGGCCTTCTGGTGTAACTACAACAGCAATCCGTTCATATGGTGACTTCCTGTTAGCACTAGGCACTATAGAGGGGGGCGTGGAGTTCCCTAACAGGGTTCGCTTTAGTGACCCAGTGTTAGCTAACCAAGTCCCTAGTACATGGGATGCCACAGACTTAACCAACAGTGCTGGCTTCAATGACCTTGTGCAAATGAAGACCCCCATAGTCGATGGTGCTACCCTTGGCTCCAACTTCCTTGTCTATTCACAAGACCAAGTGTGGATGATGGAATTTGTCGGTGGTGCATTCATATTTAACTTTAGGAAACTCTTTGATGACGCTGGAGTAATCAACCAGAACTGCATTCAAGAAGTCGAAGGTAAACACTATGTCTTCGATAGAGATGACATCTATGTGACTGACGGAAACACCAGACAATCTATATGTGACGGAAGAATCCGTGACTACATCTTTAATGGCCTAGACAACTCAAAGTCTGAACAATGCTTTGTCTTACACAACTCACTGCTCGAAGAGTTATACTTTTGTTACCACACGGGTGACGATATGGCTGAATACCCAGAAGGTGACGCATGTAACCGAGCCGCTGTCTACAACTACAAAGAAGACATCTGGTCATTCTATGATGTACCAAACGTAGTTTCTGGTGCACAGGCCAACGTAAACTCTGTGTCTACATACGCTGATGCTACGACTACCTATAACAACGTAGGTGGCTCATATCACACCCAAGAAAGCCCATATCAAAGACACCCACTTGTACTAGCAAAAGCTGGGGGTGGGGTAGCTAACAGTAAGGTCTATGGTATCGACTTGATTGAAAAAGGATCACTGTCACAACCTATAGACACAGATGTATCTAAGCCATTCTTCTTAGAACGTGTGGGTCTTGACCTTGATGACCAAGGTATACCCCTGACAGGCTATAAGATCATATCTAAGATCACACCACAGATTTCTACAGACAGTTCAGAAGGTAGCTTTTTGTTTACTTTTGGAGCCGCAGACTTACCACATGCCACCCCTAACTATGGGTCGCCTGTAGGTTTTGATGCCCTCTACAACTACAAAGTAGATACTCGTATGTCGGGTAGATACCTGTCGTACAAGATGACAGCTGGAGTAGACAAAGACTTTAACTTCACTGGTATGGATGTGGATGTCACTGTGACAGGTAGGAGGTAACTTATGGCTATCTCAGATAAAATTAATATGCTGGTGTCTGCTTATGTTAGGCGCACAGCACCAACACTCTCTCCAGAGTTCCTAGCAAACTATCTGCAAGAGGAACTAAGAGAAATAGAGGCTTCTATAAAATCACTATCAGATGCCTCAATCCAAGTTACCGACAGAGAGCCTACCAACCCAAGAAAGGGCATGGTGCGCTATGCCGTGTACCCTTGGGAACCATTAGGATCAGGCGTATCTAAACTTGTTGTCTACAATGGCACAGCTTGGGTAGCCGTATAACAAAAGGAATATAATATGTGGGGCGCAATCATAGGTGCTGGAGCCAGCTTACTTGGCTCAAAGATGCAATCAGATGCACAAGATAAAGCAAACGCGGCTAACATGGCTGGGTTTAACCAATATAAACCATACGTGGATGCCAACCTAAAAGGATCACAAGACGCACTTGGCGGTGTCTTAAACACAGGAGCCTACCAAGGCCAAACATACGCCGCACCTAACCAGTTCCAGACAGGTACTGCCAATACTATGGGCAACTTTGGTACTAACATG